AGGGATATGTGTTATAGTTATTTATTGCTTTTATGGTCTATGCACTTCTATAAACTATACTAAGATAAAATACAAAAAAGAGGATAGAGAGAAGGGAGTAAAGAAGATGTATTTTATATAGAGATACATATAGAGCGTAGCCTGGACTGCATAGACGGATTTATGTAAGTACTTATGTCATAAGTATTTATCACTTTATTGTGGATGGACTGTGGGTAGACGTGGGTAGACATTGTCCGATAACTGTGATATGAGGGGTTACTGATTCTTAGAAAAATATTCCCGCCATCTAATAAACAAAAATGAAAGCCGGATAACATCTTCCTTGATAATTATCCGGCTCTTAATGAAGTGGTGTGTGGTGTGTTATATTATGTTAAATTCTACTTCTTGGAAATCGTTGTGGTCAAGAACATATTCGCCGTTACTATATGCCTCTTGCACTTTATCAATCGCTTCAATTTTATCTTTAGCTTCTACTTCGATAAGACGGCTTGATGTTTCGTGGATTTCTACTGTGATTTTCATTTTATTTCCCCTTCTGATTAACTCGTTTGAACAACCGGAGATAATCTCGCCACAACTGATTAGCCTCTGATTGCGTAATGCGTCCCCATAATACTAATTTGCGTAGTCTGTTGCGTTTCATATCTTTCACGAGAACACCTCTCACGTCCTCTGTAATGGACGTTAACATAAACAGACGTATGCCAATACTACGAGTAATAGCATTTCGCCAGTCGTGATGTTGTTGAATAGTTTGTTCATAAGTAAAGTATAGCATATACAAGACATAAAGGCAAGAATAATCTGACCAACCAAGTAAAATTCTTTTATCGGACAGTACAGGGTGTTTGAGGCCAAGACCCCCCGTGGCTACCCTCGTTATCGGATGTTTGGAGTCCCGTACCCCCTTTCTTACTCAAAACCGACATCTATTCCCCGTGTTAGATAATCACTTAACATTAAAGAGACTCCTTTCAAGAAGAATATAATAAAAATATAATATTTTTCCCCGAATAACCGATAATTAAGGCTAATCTTGCCGGTATAGTAGAAGCGGGTGTTTTATGGAAAAACCCTGTTTTGAGGCGGGAAACTCACCCTTATGGGCCAACTGCCTTGTTATCACGACCGTTGACCGCATCCGGAGAGGGAAATTGCGGAATACCTAATACCGGTAAGCAGCCCAGGACAGTTACCATGGCTCTGACTCGTGGCTCCATGAGGCACGAAGCTTCCTGGGCCATGCTTACCCCGGAGTATATATGAGCCGCAGCAAGAGATATCCAATGCACACCATATCGAGCCAGATCAACAAGGATAAAGCTCATCGAGCAGTACGCAAACACGTCAAACAAACATTACAAACGATGGATCTGGATAATCCCCCGATTATCGATATTGAGGCCAATACTCGCAGCCTTGGTCATGAAGAATGGGGTACTAAGTTCGGTTGGAACCCTTCAGAGATTTTAACCGATGAAGAGAATGAAGATCGCGAAAGATGTATGAGAAAATGAACCGAACCCAGATAGCCCAATTATATGACAGTTTCCCTGAAAGTCAGCGTGACATGCCTCGCGAACAGTTCATTAAGAAAGCGATGGATGCCTATAATCCAGTTAAGAACCGCAAGATTCTTAGTGCGATGATCGATAGGAAGTGCCAAATTAAGCGGGGTCAGATAGAGAAGGCAGAGATCGATGCTGCATTGAAACGAAATAATTAGGAGATAAATAATGACTCAAGAAGTTTATATTTCAGATAATAGCGGCAATCGTACACCAGGTCATCCTCATATGGTTGATCCGGTGGCGGCTTCAGGTATCACCCTAATACTTACTACAGCCGGTGCGGATTATACGCAGACACTTGTGGCTGGTCAAATGTATGCGATCACGCCTATAGGAGCGACTGTTCTGGCAAGTATAACCGGAGTGACATCTACTGCTGCTAATATTGAATGGGTATTTCCGCCTAACGTGACAAGTATCTTTAAGATGCCATTAGGTAGTACCACGCTATATTATGAGAGTGATACAAGCAGCAAAATCGCTTATGTGAGGAAAGTCAGTCCAGCGAACTAAGGAGATATGATGAAGAAGTGGATTCTACGAGTAGGGTTGGTATTGTGGCTTACATGTTCTATATTTTCGTTAAGTTTCTTACATAGGAAATCAGTTGATCTCCCAACACTCTACAACCAGACATCTCCTGCCGTAGTGTGGATTGGTGCTGAGGATGAATGGTCAGGTGAATTAAAATGGCAGGGCACTGGTTTTTTCGTAACTCCTAATCTGATAGCAACAGCCGGGCATGTGATTCAGGATACTGAATCATTTGAAGTGATGTTTAGTGACGGCACACGTACGAAGGCTGATTTTATTCATGCTGAAGATCGTGAACGATGTGATGTTGGGTTTATTAAGCTGCGAAGTGAAAATCGCAAGCCGCGTCCTTACCTCGATTTGGATATAAAGGTTAATATAGGTGAAGATCTCATAATTCTTGGTTATCCCTGGGGATTAAATAATGGAGTTGCTTTAACGAAAGGTGTGATGTCACTACCTAATCGAAATGAACCATATTTTGGCACTAAGTTGGTTTTACATACTGATGCAGCCGCATGGTTGGGTAATAGTGGTTCGCCTGTGATTGATATGGACGGTGAATGTATTGGAATATTAATTGGTAGTGCATATGGATGTGATAATTTTAGTATTGTTACTCCTGCCAAGTTAGTGGAATTTGCTATGCAAAAAACATTAGCCGAAATAGGATTGAGAGAGGCGGAATAATGCTCGCAGTAAGTAAAAAGCAGCAGATGTTCATGGGAGCAGAGTTGGCCCGTAAGCGAGCAGGCAAGAAAACAAAAACAAAAATGAGTGAGCAGCAAATAAAGGAGTTTGCTGAGACGAAAAGAAAAAATCTTCCTACAAGAGCAGATATAAAAAATTATGCCAAACGACACAGAAAAAAGTGAACACGGTAAAAAAACAGTAGCCGGTAAACTGCTCTCGAAATTTATCCGGGAGATTGCCAGTGAAATATGTGATGATCCTGTAATCAAGGCCAGAGGTGAAGATGCTGTGATGGTGACTAAAGCTGAAGCCATTGCAAGATATATATGGAAAGTTGCTCTTGGTTGGGAAGAAAGTGTGGACATATATAAGGATGGAGTGAAAACAGGTATTAGACCTGAAGTTCATAAACCTGAAAGGTGGGCGATTAACCTGATATGGGACCGAATGGAAGGTCGTGCAGGTGCGGCTGATCTTAAAGGTGGCAGTGATAAAGCGAGTCTCGCCGATAAGGTGTCTGCTCAGGGCAAGAAACGTCTGAGTCAAATAACTAAAAGTTCTTTGGAAAGTAAATAGAGTGATTGATATATCAGAAAAGTTGAAGCCCGAACTTGCGATTCCTTTTCCGAACATTCCTGAGACATGGAAATGTACCAGGACCGGATTAATTGTTCCGAAACATGAAATAAAGAATATTGAATATCGATCTCAAGTTTTGCGTGATGCCGAATACGACAAAGGTTTTCAGAATGACTTAATGGCCGCAAGTGCAGAATCTCTTTTGTTCTGGGTAAATACATTCGTTTTTACTTTTCATCAATTTGATGTAGAAGGTGATACTGGTCAACGATATGAATCTGAATCAGTAGATTGTCCTTTTATATCCTGGGAGATTCAGGATGTTTTATTCGAGCGTTTGCAATGGCATCTTGCTCATGCTAAAGATATTTTGATTAATAAATCGCGTGATATGGGTGCCTCGTGGGTTTGTGCTATTTTTTTACACTGGTTATGGTTGTTCAGATCTGGTAAACAACTTCTTGAGTTATCAAGAACAGAACCATATGTGGACCAAGCCGGTAATATGAAAGCGTTGTTTCAGAAACATGATTATATCAATACATGGCTACCTAATTGGATGCAACCACCAATGACTGGTGTTGGGCAAAAATATCGTACTAAAATGCACTTGTATAATGTTCTTAACGGCAGTTGTATCGATGGTGAATCTACTACAGAGCACGCAACATCTGGTGATAGACGTTTAGTTATTCTATTAGATGAGTTTGCGAAAGTAAAGCATGGTAGATTAATGCGTAGTGCTACAGGACCAGCGGGTTTAATGCGTATTATTAATAGCACTGTAGCCGGACCGGGAACTGAATATTCCAAGTGGAAAAATGATGGAACAGTTATCGTATTCCCTGTTATGTGGTGGGAACATCCAGATAAGGGCAAGGGTAGATATGTAGTTCAAGATCCAGTGACTAATGCGTGGAAAATTCGTTCACCTTGGTACGATGCAGAGTGTGAAGTTAAATCTCCGCGAGAAATAGCAAGAGAATATGATGCTCTTGATCTTGAAACTGGTTCGACATTTTTCACTGTTACAAATATTGACAAACACATAGCAATATTCGGTAAACCGCCCAAGACACGATGGGATATAGATTTTATAAGAGGAACACCAAGTGACAGTATTCCGATGATCCTGAAGAAAAAAGATATTAAAAAAGTGACATGCAAAAGGGCGGTTAAAGGTAGACTTAAAATTTGGGTTAATCTTATAAATGGTAGATTAGATCAAAATCTCGATTATATTATTGGTGGTGATTTATCCAAGGGGCAGGGTGCTTCTAATTCAGTTCAATCAATCAAGTGTCGGCAAACCGGTGAAAAAGTAGGTGAGTGGGCCGATGCTAATACACCACCATATGAGATGGCTCGTATCGCTATGGCTTTGGCGTTGTGGGTTGGCGGTCGGAAGAAATTACCGTTTTTGAAATGGGAGATGAACGGTGATCCTGGTTTTGACTTTGGTAGAATAGTTGTTAAACAGTTTCATTATCCGTACTATTATAGAGATGTGAAAGTTGGTAATATTAGGGATAAGAAAACTAAAAAATATGGTTGGCACAACAATGCTAAATCTAAGGGTGAATTACTTAATGCGTATGATCGGGCATTAGC